AAGACTCAAGATACATGTCAATCTTATATGCTTTGGTAAATGTCTTAACAGGATCATCACCAAACAATGCATCAAGCTCTGACTGCGATTCGCGCGGCAAATAGTAAATGTCGATGCCGTGATTGCGAATGGACTCAATGATCATGTCCTCGATGAGCATTTGCTCACGAGTTGCGCCTTGGTTATTAAAATAAACGCTGACTGCCATATTAGCCAACAATCATCATTGGTGGTTCTTCGTGTACGTCACGAAGTTTTGCTTCAAGCCTTTGTACTTCCTGATCAGCTTCAGCATAAATTCTTTCGCCATTTACAACCAATCCACCAGGGAGGGTATAATTACCATATTTCTTAAGATTACTGCCCCACTGACGTTTGAATAGCTGCGTTGTATATTCCTTGAGCCAAGAGTCGTTGAAAACCTTTTCATATGAATCTTGGTCAACCACACGCGCTGCCTTGAAAACCATATAGTCGCCAGCATCCAACTTACCGTCCCAATCTTGCCATAGATAAAGGCGATTAGTTTTCTTGTTGTAGGAGTATGGAATTTCTCCAGTTACAACCATATCGAGCATCGATAAGTGTTGGCGTGCAATTACATAGTAGGTATACGAGGAGGCTGTTAGACTGTAGAAATCGTTTAGGCGAATCTGATAGTTAACATCAAACATGTTAAACTCGGTGCCGCCCATAGAGCTGACCGACGTTCCTGAGAACGGAAATACTTGCGATACACCGATAATGTTATCGCAAAGCGTAACATACTTGTTTAAAATATCTGCATTTGTAATCTTGTGAGCGAGGTACATTGATTCTGTACCATCGTAGTGGTAGTCCTGGAACATCTGCAATGCGTCGTCCATACGATCATCTAACTGATCGTCGTCAACATTAATGTCGATTACGGGAAACCCAAGATTTCGGAGGCAGTAGTCTTTAAGGGTGGTTTTATTGGTAGGTTTTGCCATTTAGAACCTCTCATGTAGTTCTATATTTAGTTATTCGACCAGCCTACCTTCTCGTGATGTGTATATTCGATCTGGGTCCATATGCGCGAACTGTTCCCAGTTTGGTTCTCCGTGCATTATGCGTTTGCCTGTTGACTCTTCGCCAATATGTTCAATTAAATTTTTGCCGTCAGAACCCTTCAGAGTAGCAGAATACATTTGATGGAAATGATCTAGATAAACCATAATCATCCCTTCGTTTATATTAAACCCCCAGTACTCTCTAAAAGGATACTCAATAATGTTTTTGCGATACAGGCTGAAAATGATTGGAAATGTTTTTGTATTTTTAGAGTACCAGTATTTCTTGAATGGATAATCATCAAGTTCAACTGTAGACGGTTTTTCGTGGAAGTACCATGGCTGACGTTGCAAAACAACGGAAGCCATCTTCTCATCGGATTCTAAACACTCAATTAAATCGTCTAATCTTATAGGTTCTTTTAAAACCACATCGTCTTCCTGGTGGAGGATATAGTCGTAGTCCATACCACGCAAAGAAGAAAAAAAGTCAGACCAATTTACTGATAACCCTTTGTTCGATTTATTGCACCAGACTCTAAACCCATATCTTTTTCCAATCAGCTCAAATATCGCATCATTGCGCGTTCTTGGATAGTCGTCGATAATTATTCGATCAACTTGATGATTGTTATAATCTAAATTCGTGAGGGAATTTAGAGTCGGAAACAAGTATCGGATACGATTACATGAAAAAATTACATGTAAAACTTTCATTAGAACTCTGTATTAAAAAAGAATGTTTGAAACAAACGACCGTTTTGTAGTGAGTCGCCGAAATAGTCTACGGAGGCGTGGTACATATTGCCTCGATATAATACGATTCTGTTATACTTGTTAGAAACGTAGTCTGTCATCTCCCATTTAGTATGGTCGTATCCGTCACGATGAGGCGAGTTATTGTCAGTTCGCTCATACTCTTTGTTTTCTTTCCAACGATATAACGCTGTGCCAGCAGAAACTGGTGGATCAGGATTTAAATAACACACACCTGCCCATGTGTTAAAACTATCGGCGTGAATCCAAGTTCTATCCTTGGCTGTACAAATCTGAAATGCGCCAGTATATCCGGACTCTTCAAACCAATGATTGATATTACCGCCAGCATGTTGAATAATGTATTGAATAGAAGCCTTCAAATCATCTGGCAAGTATGGTTTAGTTCTCAGTCCTGGATAATTACCAGAAACTTCAAATGGTTGAGCCAACGCATACTCGCGAACTACATCAGGATTCGAATAAAAATCGTCGACAATAATTAGTTTAGTTTGCATAGTTGCACCTTAATAATACATAAATTTGCCAGAGGTTCCGTCCCACCCAGACACTAGCCAATCTGTTTCTATAATATTGCTTTCATATGGTCGCGTTAAGTAATATGATAGTGTCTCGATGTCATAATGTGACATTTCTTGACTATTAATAAATTGCATGGTTGCTTCATTAATATCTATCATTGTATTTAAATACTGAGAACCAAAAGCATAAAGAACTGTACAGTATTGCCTTAAGAAATCGTCGCCTTGAATATCCCTACGATCTACGAAAGAATATCTCCAAGAATCATTCCATTGAAACTTGAGTGGTTTCTTAAACATAAGTTTATCTTTATTTGCTTCTGTAAACAACAAATCATTAAAATCAAAATAAAAATATCTACCAGTTGCTTTAACAACGTAATCGTATTTTAGCAATTCTTTCTTAAAGTGTTTGTAAAAAGTATTGAGCAATAAAGATTCGCAGTAACTCTTGTTTAAATGCGTATTGACTTCTTCAAAAGCAGAATAAGATAACTCTTTGAGAGGAACATACTCTACATTTTTTAACACACCAAAATTTGTATAAAATTCATTGTATTCGTTCGACGAATCCACAACAATAATTCTGGCGTCTGGTAAACTATTTCTTAATGAATTAATTGTAAAAATTGTTTGCCTAAATCGTTCGTCGTTGCTGAATTTAGATCGTGTTTCGCTGTAGGTAAACTTACCCTCGCGAGCTTGAATTGACGATCCTACGACGACAACTTTATTCATAAAATTGATTCTTTATAACTCGTTGTAAATACTTATGATGTAGATTGTGTATTTGTTCATCAGAGAAGGTTAATCCCCATTCTCTGCATTCCCATGGGTCGATTTTATCTATGTTTTCCATTGCGTTTAATAGAGACTTAAAGTCTCGAACACGATAACCAGTATCGCCTTCTAAAACTATTTCTGGGAATGCGCCCCAATCAGTTGTAATTACAGGTGTTCCAGATAAATTTGCTTCGATGATCATGTTGCCGAATGGCTCAACGTAATACGTTAGTCCAAGCAAACATTTAGCATTCTTCATGAGTTGTTTGCGTTGTTCGGCATCTGCTACACCATACATCTCAACGTGATCTGGAATTTTACTATATCCTAAATTCTCTAAAGAACCAGGACCAGCGATAATTAATTTTTTTCCTAATTTCTCTGTTGCCTGAATAGCAAGATGCACACCTTTTTCTTCTACGACACGACCAAAGTATAAAAAGTAATCTTCTTTTTTCTCTGAATATTCGAATTCGCTGATTGTAAATGGATTACCAATTACATCATCAAACCAAGAAGGATTCATAAGCATTCCGCGTTCACCATAGAACATATGCATTTGCGCATAAGAAGTGAATACACGATATGGTGCAAATACACCGTTTGCTCTGTATCCAATAGAAGGCTCAACAACTTTACAATTAGGATTCATATCGCAAGCAAGTTTATTGTCCACACCATAAAAAGAAACTATGATGTCGTTATCGCTTGCTCGTTGTCGTATTTGCGCGCCAGCTCGTTCATTGAATAATCGCACCTCTACTGGTGCGGTATCAATGTCAACATGCTCGCAGTCGACTTGCGCACCTGGTATGCCATAGTGCACCATTTCGTAGTGTTTAGATAAGTGTTTGATATATTTGTATGCATGAACCGCAAACGGATCAACGCGATTCATCAACCCCGTCGGATTGCGAGGATTTACTAAAACATGTATTTTCATAAACAAATATTAGAATGTGATGCCCTTTGAGGCGAAGAAGTCATAGTCAGGTTGGTATTTTTGCATAATTAAATTTCTTTCTTCGGTAGTAAATGGAACATCAGTTTCTAAATTAATGTTTTCGTTTTCGTGAGGAATTACATCAACAGTCGCATCGAAGAAAGCAAGTAATCTTCTTAACTCGTTACCAAAATCAGCAAAATTTAAATATGTAATATCAATCTCAT